GGCCTTCAAGGTCGGCGGCACGGCGGTACGTGCATGAGCCGCTACCACGGCGCTTACTACAAGGGCGCGGCAGCGGACAACAAGATCGAAAAGCGTGGCGAGGCAGAGGATCGGGCTGCAGCGCGGGAAGATGCCGGCGGCAGTTCGCCGGAGGCCCCAGAGGCCTAAAGGTAGGAACAAAGTTCTCTGAAAGGAGCCACCTATCTCCCGCGCAGGGTCACGCGCAAGCCGGGGTTGTAAGCAGGCCGTCCCCGTGGTCAAAAAACGGCAGCATCGCTAGGCGGCGGGGTAGGTTCCAAGGTGTGTGCAAACCTGCCCCGTCAGCCTGGCTCAAAGACTTTGAAGGGGATCCATGAGGCTCTACCAGGCGATCTGTTCTTGGATCGAAGCCACGGCTTTCGAGAAGCTGGCCAAGGCCGGCGCTGAGGAAGTGCAGGTTCCCGAGGGGAACAACTTCGCCCAGGTGGAGCATGCTCACAGCTTCTCCAGTGAACCGGAACTGCTCGCCGGCTACCGGCCCGAGCACATGATGGAAGTCTGGGAAGACCGGCGAATTAGCCTTCGCTGGCAGCCCACAAAATGATTTAATTAGTCATGGAGTACATGGCGTATTTGATCTACTTCGCGGTGATGTTCGGCATCGTCGGTGGAGGAATCTGGCTGTGCTACAAGATCGCGACCTGGAAGCCCAGGGAGCCCAAGCCCACGCCGGTGAAAGTGCAACAGCCTGTTGCACAAGTCCAACAGCCTGTTGGACTAATGAGGCGCTGGACCAAGGATAGGAAGAAGCTGGAAAAGCAGCTCCTGTCCGAATGGAACGATAAGTTTGCGCGGGCGCAATTGAAGCGCTAGCGTTCAAGAGTTGCTGCGGACCGCAAATCCAATGCATCAGAGAGTGACAGAGTGGCGATCGGGACGGCGAGGAGTGCGCGCGTCCAAGAGCTAATGTGCACGTGTGAGGGTAATCGACGGCTATGTGCCTACGGCAAGTGCTGACGGCTGAGCGCAGTAGACCAGGTTTAGCGACCACGGAAAAACCCTCTGCTTAGCGGCAAACATGTGGCCCTGCGGACAATCATAGGACGAAGCTCCACCGCGGGCGGGGGCTCGTAACCCCCCTCTCACCCATACTTTTTGAAAGGACAGCTTGTACATCCTGATGAATATCACCGTCGAGGTCGACGGTAAGGAACACGCAGCAGCGCTGCGCGACAAGCTCGACGAAGCAATCTACTCGGTAATCGACATCCACTGCGGCGAGCCGGAGTGCTGCCCCGGAGAGCCCTACGCCGGGCAGCCCAGCTTCGCGATGTCCAGCTCGACCATCACTGACGAGCTTCCGGATGAAGAAGACTAAGCGCCAGTCCCAGATGGGCCGACGCCGGATGGTCAACGCCGAGGAAGTCGACGCCTACACGGGCTGGAAGCCGTTCTATCCCTACCTCCGCCAGAAGGGCGTCATCGCCTGGATCAAGCGCAACACGCACAAGCGTGAGCGCCGGGAAGGCCAGCGCGAGATCCGCGACCAGCTCTAACTGACCCTCGGCTTCAAGAACCACTCGCGCAGTTTCCGTGCGCAGTCGACCGGGGACAGCAGCTCCGCCGTGTCGATCGGATCCTTGTCCGGATCCTCCCCCAGCATCATGTCGAACAGATTGTCGGTCACCTTCCTGGGGATCCCCTGCCGCGCCGGCGCACGCCCGATGACGGCCGTGTAGCCGTTGAGCGGCAGCTCCATCACATGGAAGAAGTCGGAGCCCGGCTCCTCCTGCTCCAGCTTGTCGATGAACTTCCGCATGCCCGGTCCGATGTCTGAGATCGTCATGCCCCCATTTTACGCAACAGCCTGCTGCGCAATTGCCGGATATAACAACCTATAACGGCATATCCAAAATTTTTTATATGCCAAAGGACTCCATTGAAGGTCACTGTCTACACCCTGCCTGTCTGCCCCCAGTGCGTTCGCACCAAGAAACTGCTGGAACGTGAAGGCATCGAGTACGACGTCGTTGATCTCCAGGAGGATCCCGCGGCCGCCGCGAAGTTCAAGGCCGAGGGCCTGCTGCAGGCCCCCATCGTGGTCATCGGAAACGACGGCCGGCGCTGGTCCGGGTTCCGCCCGGATCTGATCATGGAGCTGGCCAATGGCCAGGTGGAGGGGTGACACCCGCCCTGCCTGGGAAGGCAGCGACCGCAAGTCGCGCCTGCCGGCCGACTGGTGGCGGCTCCGCCAGGTAGTTCTCAAACGCTGCGAAGGCCGCTGCGAGCTGGTCGAGGACGGTGTGCGTTGCTACGCCGAAGCCACCGATGTGGATCACATTTTGCCCGGCGATGATCACAGTCTTCTCAATTTGCAGGGACTTTGCAAAAGCCATCATTTATCCAAAACCGGCCGCGAGGTCCGGGCCGCCCAATTGAAGCGCAAGGCGCTTGGCAAGCTCCCCGAGGAGCCGCAGCCGGGCATCATCAAAGGCCCCCCGCAGCCTAAAGAACGACGAGGATTCTAATGCCAGGACCCGTGCCGAAGAGGAGCGAAGAACGCACCCGCCGGAACAAGCCCGAGAACGAGGGCGGCGTCTCCCTTAGCAAGGGTGAGCGCGTCGCATTCAAGATCCCCCCTGTAGACAGCAACTGGGCACCACGCGCCAAGCAGTGGTACCGCTCCCTTTCCCGCTCCGGGATGCGGGAGTACTACGAGCTGTCCGACTACGAAATGGCCCGCGTCCTGTGTGACGCGTTGACCGAATACTACAAACGCCCTACCGCGATGATGCTGGCCACCATCCTGCAGGGTATGACCTCCCTCGGAGTCACCGAGGGCGAACGCCGCAGGATGCGGATCGAGCTTGAGTCCCCCAAGGAACTTGAGACCCCGGCATCCATTGTGGCCTTGGAAACATACCGCGCGCAGCTGGGGGTCCCGGAGGCCTAACCTGCCCGGTTGAGAGGCAGGGGCCAGGTGCCCAGTTTCACAGTTAGAGGGGGTGATTAACATCCCTTCACTCACGCAGGAAGAGCTTGAACAGCTCGAACCTACCCGCGAGAACGCACGAATGCATTTCCCGCCGACCTTTATCGGCCCGACTTGGCAGACGGACGATTCCGGTAATTGGCTGCTCCCCGAGCGCACGCTCGGTTGGGAAATTCTTGGATGGGTTGCCGAATGGCTGACCTTTTCCGACGGACGCCCCTTTATGTGCACACCGGAACAGGCACGATTTGTGCTTTGGTTCTACGCGGTGGACCACCGCGGTAAATTCAAATACCGCAAGGCAGTCCTCCAGCGTATGAAGGGATGGTAGCTAGGGGTAAAGACCCCCTCGCAGCCGTCCTTTCTATTGTCGAATTGATTGGCCCTAGCCAGTTCTCACATTGGACTCCCGACGGCATGCCCGTCGGCCGATCGCACCCGGATGCCTACATCCAGGTGACCGCTGTCAGTGAACAACAGACCGAAAATACAAGGGACGTGTTCCCTGGACTCATCCCTGAGCGTACCAAACGTGCCTTCCACATGGACGTTCAGAAGGAGATTATCTACGCCAATGGCGGAAAGCAAAAGTTGCGGACGATGTCTGCAAACTTCCGTTCCGCAGAAGGCGGCCGTGTCACATTTTGTATTGCCAATGAAACCCACCACTGGATTCCATCCCAGGGCGGCAAGAAATTCTACGACACGATTACCAATAACCTCACCAAGGTGCAGGGCCGGTTGCTCTGCATTACAAATGCCTACGAGCCTGGCGAAGATTCCGTCGCGCAGGTTATCCGTGAAGAGCAGGAGAAATACTGGGCCGGTTTGGCCGAGGATTCAGGCTGGCTTTACGACTCCCTTGAAGCGCATCCCGATGCGCCACTGACCAAGGACTGGGCACCGTACATCGTGGAGATGATCCGCGGTGACGCCGTGTGGCTGAACATCGAGGACATCGTCCAGGAAATCCAGGACGGCTCCAAGCCGGTGGCCGGCAAACGCAGGATGTGGTTTAACCAGATCGTCTCAGCAGGCGATAGCTTGATCTCAGTTAAGCACTGGGATGGCATCCTCAAACCTGGTTGCTTCGGCGACAAGCGTGACCTCAGGGCCGGCGATCATATCGCCCTGGGCTTCGACGGATCCAAGACAGACGACGCTACAGCTCTGGTGGCCATCCGCCTCGAAGACAACCTGATCGTTCCGCTGGGTATCTGGCAGAACCCCAACCCCGCCAACCCCTGGCACGTGCCCGTGGAAGAGGTCGAGTCCGAAGTCCACCTGGCCTTCCGCATGTACAAGGTAGTCGCGTTCTTCGCGGATACCGCGTACTGGGAGTCACAGATAGATGACTGGTCCGACACCTACCGCGAGCAGCTACTTGTCAAGGCCAGCCCCCGGTCCACCGTCGGCTTCGACATGCGTGGGAACAAGACCAAGATCTCCCAGACCACGGAAGCTTTCGTGGGCTCCATCGTGGACGGCCGGCTCAAGCAAAACGGGGACAAGCTCATGCGGGTCCACGTCCTCAATGTAAAGAGGCGGACCAACTCTTACGGTCTCTGGTTCGGTAAGGCCTCGGCCGAGTCCCCCGCAAAAATTGACGGCTTCGCTGCCGGCTTCCTCGCATACATGGCCCTGATGGCCTTCAACGAGTCAGGCAAGAAGCTCCCCAAGGAGTACACGCGCCGGCTCTACCAATTCTAGGAGACCCCTTTGACCACCTTTGACGAGTACGCCAAGGGGCAGCGGGACCGGATCTTCGCCACCCCTGACGTCAAGGCCGGTGCCTTCAACATCAAGCTGGTCGAGGACATGTTCCTCACGCTCTCCCGCGACCGCGGCGAGTACGACCTGTGCCATGACTACTTCGAGGGCAAGCAGCTTCTTCCGTTCGCTCCCCGCAACGCCACTCCCCAGATCAGGGATCTCCAGAAGCGCTCGATCGCGAACTGGATCCCGCTCCTGGTGAACCTGCCGGCGCAGATGTCCTTCGTGGATGACTACCGCCGCCGGGCCGCCGGGAAGCTGGAACGCCGCGGCTCCGACAGTGCCGAGAACTCCAACACCGAGTGGACGCTGTGGCAGAAGAATCGGATGGACGGCCGCCAGGCGGTCATCTACCGTTCAGTCCTTTTGTACGGGCACGCCTTCGTGGCCGTGAACAACCTGGACAAGAACAAGATCCGTTTCGACATCCTCTCCACCCGCAACACGGTGGCCTACTTCCGGGATCCGGTCAACGACATCCGCCCGTCGCATGTGCTGACCGTCCAGTCCTACCCCAGGGACGAGAAGACCCCGGGCACGGCGATCTTCTGGGACGACATCTACCGCTGGGAACTGACCTACTCGGTGGATGGCAAGTTCGTGGTCAAGGGCAAGCCCTTCCCGCACGGACTGGGCCAGTGCCCCGTCATCCGGTACAGCTGCTTCATCGACGATGAGGGCCGCACCATGGGTGTGGTCAAGCCGGCCATCCCGCTGCAGGACCGCCTGAACCAGGCCACGTTCGCCACGAACGTCACGGCCGACTTCGGCGCTTTCAAGGTCCGCTGGGCCGCAGGCCTCGTACCCTCGTTCCGCAAGGACGAGAACGGCGACCTGATCCTGGACAGCGACGGCGAACCGATGCCGGAACCGATCGAGATCTCGCAGAGCTCACTGCTCCTGTCCGACGACCCGCAGACCAAGTTCGGTCAGCTGGACGCCACCGACCTGGACGGCTACATCCGCCAGGAAGAGCAGGCCGCAAGGAACTTCACGACCCTGTCGCAGTTCCCCCCGCTGGCCTCCATCTCCAACCTGGCCAACCTGTCGGCCGAAGCCTGGGCAGCAGCCGAGGCGCAGTTCATCCGCTGGATTGATTCGCTGCACGTTTCCCTGGGCGAGTCCCACGAGGAACTGCTCCGCACCGGTGCCCTGGCTGCAGGCGACAAGGAAGGCTCCGAGTCCTTCGGCGGCGAAGTCCGCTGGCGCGACATGTCCACCAAGACCGTAGCGGTCATGATGGACGCCCTGGGCAAGGCCTCGACCATGCTCGGTGTTCCGCGCAAGGGACTGTGGCCCATGATCCCGGGCGTGACCAACGGTCAGCTCGACGACTGGGACGAACTCTACGAGGAGCAGGTCCAGGACGACATGCAGCGTGACGTCAAGATCCAGCAGCAGACCGCCGCTGTAGCCCAGAAGGTAGCCGCACGTAAGCCGGCGGCTAAGCCTGCCAGTGGCAACGGCTCCTGAGGTACTGGCGCTTGAGCGCCTCCATCAGGCTGTCCAGGCACGCATCGGCATCGCTGCAGCCTACCTCTCCCTCGCGGAGTGGCAGGCCGTAGCGGCCCTGACCCCCGAGACCACGGCCGCCGTATGGCTGGCCGTGTCGCTGCGGACCATCCTGGCTGCCGGGAAGCTTTCCTCCCGCGCGGCCGCGGCCTACTACCGGCTGGCCCGGGCCCTGGAAACAGGGCGCACGATGGGTGATCCCGATGAGGCTGTCACCCTCGGCCAGCTCCGCCGCGACTTCCGGGACCTGGCCATCGACGTGGCCGCCACCCCCTACCCCCGCTCCCCCAATGACGACCCGGACATCCGCTGGTTCGAGCAGCAGCTCGCCAGCCTCCAGGACGAGGATCTTCCGATCTCACTCCGCGATGCCGAGGTCGACCCGCTGATCCAGGAACTCCTGGATGCGGAAGGCGCGGACCGCACCATCGAGGTCGACGACTTCGAATGGCCCGACGATCCGATCCTCGAAGACATTGAGGAAGCCTACTCCGAGATGCTGCGCCAGCAGGCCGTCAAGCGGCTGGCCGACAAGGTCCAGGCCTTGCGCTCATCGGAGGACCTGACCCCCGACCAGGCCCTGTCACTGATCGACGAATCCCACGCTGCCGCTGGCAGCAACGGATCCGGAACAGTGGACGCCGCGAGCATCGCTCCCGGCCGGGCTGCCATTGATACCGCCGCACGCAGCGACAAGACAGTCCTTGCAGTCGCGCGCGGTACAAGCTCGGACCCCTGCGCATTCTGCGCCATGTTGGCCTCACGCGGCTTCGTCTACAAGAGCGATCAAAGCGCTCACGTAGGTGATGACGACGTGGCCAAGAAGGTCCATGTCCACTGCCATTGCTTCCCCATCTATCGGTGGGTGAAGGAGTCGGAGCTGCCACCAATGAACCGCTACTTCCAGGCGAAGTGGCCCGAGGTGACCGCCGGCCATGGAGGCAAGGACGCACTGAACGCCTGGCGCCGCTGGATCTACAGCCAGCGCAAGGCCAATCCCGAAGCGCCCCACGGGACGCTCAACACCACGACATAGTCCCAGGAGGACATGAATTGTCAACCGCAGCAGAACAGGGCCAGGAGCCCGATGCAACCACAACTCCGGTAGTACCTGTCGTGCACGAAAGCACGACGCCCGACCCTTGGGCCGCATTCCCGGCCGAGTTCAACTGGGTTCGGAAGGAGCTGGAGGACACCCGCAAGGAAGCCGCTGATAAGCGCGTCCTCGCACGGGAACTCCAGGAGCAGTTGGCCAAGGCCAAGACTCCGGAGGAAGTGCAGCAGATCACTGCTGCTTACGACACCAAGACTAGCGACCTCGAACTCGCCCTTGCCCGCGAACGGGTGGCCCGCAAGACCGGGCTGAGCGATGACCTGGTCGAGTTCCTCACGGCCAAGACCGAAGAGGAACTGACTACCCAGGCAGCAAAGCTGGCCGGCTTGAAGCCGGGCGATGCAGAGCCCGTGGTTGTCACAGTCCAGGAACCCCGCGGCGGACTCAACCCCGCTCTCGCTCCCCACGAGGCCAACGGCTTCGACGAATGGGAGAACTACAAGCGGAATCGCCGCTAACCTTCCCACCTCAACCCGCCACGGCGGGTTTTTTCATGCCCCTTGAAAGGGATAAGTAATGGTTTACGATCCACACCTCAAGGTGAAGCCGCAGGTCCTGATTCAGGCCGCCGTTTCCGCCCTGAGCGACCAGCTCGTCATCTCCAACACGGTGACCAAGCGCAACGACCTCGCCACGTTCTTCAAGGCCGAAGGCGACACCATCTCCCAGCGTGTAAAGGGCACCGTCCCGGTGCGTACTTACACCCCCAGGAACGATCGTTCTCAGCCCATCTTGACCGATAACTACAGCGAGTCTGTGGTCACGGTCACCATCTCGGCTGATCGCCCGTACTCCGCCATCAAGATGACGGACGAGCAGGCTGACTGGGACTTCACGGATGGTTGGGGCGACATCATTGACGCCCAGACCAGCTCCATCGCATCCTACCTGGAGCACGGCGTTCTCAACCAGATCCTCTCCGCTCCGTACGAGCGTGTCATCCTCGTCAAGGACGACACCACGGGACTTTCCGATGCGGCTGCCGCAAATCAGGATGTCTGGTATAATGCCGTCGTCGAGGCCAAAAAGGCCCTCCGTCTCATGAGGACTCCGAACGACACCCTCTACTGCATCTGCGGTGTCGACTTCGAAGAGAAGATCCTCAAGTCCAACCGGTTCCTCAAGGACCAGGGCACGGGAGACGCTGCTCTCACCACGGCTACCCTCGGCACCATCGCCGGTGTCCGCTTCGTGAGCACCACGCACATCCCCGCCGACGAGGCTTACATGTATGCCTCCAGCGGATTCCTCGCGTTCACGGGTGTCCCCCGTATCCCGCGTTCCGTTCCCTTCGGCGCGACGGCTTCTGCCGGCGGCTGGGCACTTCGTTTCCTCATGGACTACGACACCGCCTACCTGACCGACCGGTCGGTATTCGACTGCTACGCAGGCTACTCCTATGTTAAGGACCGCCTCACGGTATTCGACGGCCGCTCCAACGAGCTGGTTTCCCCCGACGAGTACTTCGTCCGCGGCGTCAAGCTGGCCCTCAAGAGCACCACCTCCGCCGTGGAGAAGAAGCCGGGCGACGGCTCCACCACGACCCCGGGCGGCTCTGCCAGCTCCTTCCTGGCCAAGGCCTACAACCTGCAGACCATCACGGCTGCAGAAGTTCAGGGCGAGCCCTTCCCGCTGGGTGGCAACTACCCGGGTGCGAAGGCTACCGCTACGGCTGCCATCACCAAGTCCGGCTCCACCATCGGCTCCATCGCCGTTGTGGCCCAGGGCTACGGCTACACCTCCACCCCGGCTGTCACCATTTCTGGCGGCTCCGGCACTGGCGCTACCGCTGTCGCGGAGATCCAGAACGGCCAGGTCATCGCCATCCACGTCACGGCCGCAGGCACCGGTTACACCGGCACCCCGACCGTCGCTGTCGCAGCCCCGTAGGAGTAACCCATGCCAGCACTTGCAACCGTCGCTCAGGTGGAAGCCCGTTTGGGTGAACCCATCGAAGAGCCGGACGACATCGCGCTGGCTGAGGCTGTCCTGGAGGAAGCGTCGAACCTGGTTAGGTTCTACGCCCAGCAGCCGCTCTGGACCGCAGGTACCGCACCGGCTGTCGCCATCACCATCTGTGTGGCGGCGGCAGCCCGTGCCTACCTCAATCCTGCTGGTTTCGACATGGAGCGTGGCGACATGGTCACCTTCAACCGGAACAAGGATTACGTGGCCGGAGCTGCTCTGACTTCCCAGGAGATCTCCATTGTGAGGGCCCTCGGGGTGCGCGGCAACGTGCGCTCTGTCGGCCTCACAAACTGCGACCGTCCAATCCCACGTTCGCGCACTATGGCTGAGGACCGGGGTTATGCCCCGGTGGACTGGGGCGGCAACAAGCCGTTCCCGCTGGGTTACGAATAATGGCGCGCTCACGACTGCTCGACAAGGGCAGGTCACTGATGCTCGTTTACCCCGAGGTGCTCACGCACACTGCACGCGGCGATGAGGTGAGGATCCCGGCCACTACTCCGGTCGAGGTCTGGGTCACCACATCCGCACAGCGTCAGGGTGACGCCGAGATCCCGGGGCAGGTGTCGATCAAGACCATCCGCTGCATCACCAGGAGCGCCCCTGTGGGGTCCTGGGCACGGATCGTGTACGAGGGTGAGGAGTGGGACCTTGCGGTCCCGCCGCGCTTCACCCCCGGCCTTTCCAAGGCTACGCAGCACGTCGAGTTCGTCATCCGCTCCCGCAACAAGCTGGGGCAGGCCAATGGCTGACATCGAATGGTACGGCCCCGAGAGGGGCAAGGGTTCGGTCGGAGACATCGTCTCCCACCTCCCTGGAGTCAAGATGGCCTGCGACGTCAAGGCCCGCGCCATGGGCCGCCAGGCTGAGGCTGCGCTGATGGCGCACCGCCGCCATGGCCACGCCCATGTCGAGGTCGACAGGCACCCCAATCCGGGCGGCGATACCCCCGACTGGTACATCTACCTGCGAGACCGGGACCCGGGCGGCAACGTCGTCGGGGTCTGGAAGAACGTCATGGACCGCTCCGCGATGTCCATCGAGTTCGGCTGGGTGACCAAGAAGGGCAAGCGCGTTGACGGCCTGCACATTCTGGGCAACACCATCAAGAGGAACCAGATCTAATGGCAGAGAACACCGACACCCCGTACTTCGGATCGGTCGATGAGCTTGTGCGTCAGGTCTTCGAACAGTTCTTCATCGACCAGGACGTTCACGTCTACTCGATCTTCTCCGAGCACATGCAGACCCCGGCCATTGTGGCCCGGCGTGACCGCCGCTCGGGAACGCTGGCCATGCACTCCAAGGACGACCGCTTCATGATGCCCGCCATCGTGCTGGTGTCGGTCCTCTGCGAGGGCGTGGACGCCGACGAGATGGCCGAAGAGCTGTCCGAGATGTGCCGGTACGCACTGCGCCAGGCGCAGCAGCGGCAGATCTCCTATCCAGGTTCCGGCTCCATTGCCGCCCTGGAGGAATCGACCCACCCGGCCAAGGTCTCCGACTGGCAGACATCCACCTCAGTGGTCCAGTACGCCAGCCTCCCCAAGAACACCACTCGCGTGGAGGCCATCTACCGCATCCTCGTCCGGCCTCCGGCCGCCGACACGATCACAAACCGCTTCAAGCCCCAGTCCTAACGACGGGGCTTTTTCTTTGGGGCTGGAGCCCCTTCAAGGAGAACTCCCAAATGGCTATCGACAACGATGCCGTACTGAAGGTCGGTACCGGCCACTTCTACACGGCACCTGTGGGCACTGCACTGCCCGCTGACCTCCGCAACCCGGGCGGGGCATGGACCGAGATCGGTCACACGTCCGTCCAGGACATCCTCTCTGCAAGCTCCGAGGGTGGAGAATCCACCACTCTGCGCTCCCTGCAGAACAAGACCCTGCGCGTATCGGTTGCATCCCGCACCGAAGCGTTCATCATGAACCTCCTCCAGTTCGACAGTGCCGGATTGAAGCTCTATTACGGAGCTAACTCCACTGTGGACGGGGACGGAAACGTTCAGGTTCCCACCAACCCGGTCCCCACCGAGGTTGCCTGGCTCGTCGTCTTCTATGACGGCAACACCACGGCCGGCATCTACGCCCCCAAGGTTTCCATCTCCCGCAACGACGACCTCACGATCGCCGACACGGAGAACCTGGCTCAGCTGTCCCTCAAGGTGACCCCGCTCAACCACCTCGCCAACGACTACGCCATCGTGTGGATCACTCCCCGCGTGGTTCTGTCCCAGGCAACCGCTACCGCCACCCGCACGGCCAACGCCGTCTCCGGCGTAACGGTCACCTCCGGTGGCTCCGGCTACTCCTCGGTCCCTGCTGTCACCTTCTCCGGTGGCGCTGGCACTGGTGCTGCAGCTACCGCGGTCCTGACCAGCGGCGTCGTCACTTCCGTGACGGTGACGGCTGGCGGCTCCGGCTACACCTCCGACCCCACGGTGACCATCGCGGCCCCGTAGTCGCAATGTAGCTGGTTTGTTGCATTAGCCCAGCTAATGCCAAGGACCAGTGACACAAACCCCTGCAGGGCCCGGGTGCGGACCCCGGCCCTGCAGGCCCCTCCCTCCAGTCCGCAAACATTTCACTAGGAGTCCGCACCTGTGTCCGCATTGAACCTGGATGACCTGCTCAAGGGAGCAGAAGAAAAGTATCCCGACTTTGAAATCGAAACCGAGACCGGAAAGGTCATCGGCTTCAAGCCGTTGTTCCGGCTGCCAAAGAACAAGCGCCAGGCCGTGGCCGAAGCGATGGACGTGAAGTCCCGCATCGAGGCCCTGCCCGAAGGCGCTGACATGGACCAGCCGGAGCTGTTTATCTCCGTGCTCTCGGACGCGCTGCACGCAGCAGAGCGGACCAAGGGTGACTTCGCCCTTCTCTCCAAGGCCATCGGCAAAGAGGACCTGGGTGTGTGGCTCTACATCTTCAAGGAATACACCGAGAAGACAGACCTGGGGGAAGCCTAGCCCTCGGAGAGCTGCTGGATCTCTACGGAGAAGAGATCTTCCTTGATCTCAAGGAGTTTTGGGACTTTGACCTCGTCAGCTTTTTTGCTGGCGAGGTCTTTTCCTCTATCACCCTGATTTTCTCCATGATCCACAACCTCCCCGAGGGCTCCCGTTACGTCGCTGCGCGTCAGACAGACGCGGACGACGAGGAGAAGGCAGACATCGAAGTGGACCCCCGCGCTGAAGCGCTGATGGACAACCGGGTCTGGACCATCGACCGCCGGCTGATGGCCATGGCAATCAACGCAATCTACTCGCAAGTCACCGTTTCAGGGCACTGGGGCGACTCCGGCCCGCCGGAGTTCCCCGTGATCGGCCCCTCTGAGTGGCGCGTCGAGGAATCCAAACCGGAGGAGTTGAAAGACAACTTCGACGTTCTCAGAAAGATGGGGTGGCCTGGTGGCTGATCTCAAGCTCGTCGGAGCCGTGGCAATCAAGCTGCGGCCCGACGCCAAGGGCTTCAAGCGGGAAGCGGAGGCGCTGCTCAAGAAGGAGCAGCCTGACGTCAAAGTAAAGATGCAGGTCGAGGGGGACACCTCCCAGCTCGACAAGGACGTCGCTGAGGCGAAAGAGGAGATCGAGAAGGGTAAGCAGATCTCCCTCAAGGTCGGCCTGGACTACGACTCCGTCCGCCGGGCTCAGGCCCAGCTGGACAAGGCCCTTCTGGGCTCCGAGACCATCGAGGTCAAGCTCGATGACAAGGGCTCCATCGCGGAAGCCCAGGCCCGGCTCGCCGAGCTGATGGACAGCGTCGAGGTGGACATGAAGTTCATCCCCGACGAAAGGGGTGCCCAGGCGATCCTGGACAAGATCGCCGAGATCCGCCGCCAGAAGCTGGCCGTGGAGGTGGACTTCCACACTGACGATGCCAACCTCGACCGGCTCGAAGAGCAGATGCGTGCCTTCCTCCACGAGTCCATCGAGAACGACGCCAAGGTAGAGGTCAGCTACAACAACGACGAGCTGTCCATCCGCCGGGCCATGGCCCAGGTGGAGGCCGAGCTGGACAAGCTCAAGGCCATCAAGTTCGACGTGAACCTGGACGAGGAATCCCTCGACACCGCCAAGGCGATCCTCGAAGCAGAGCTGGCCAGGCAGACCGTCAAGATCGAGTACGACGACAACCTCCCCTCCCTGCTGGCCGCCAAGGCCCGCATCGAGGCGCTGCTCGGCATCGAGAAGCTCAACATCGAGACCAAGCTGGATGAGGACTCCCTGACGGAGGCCCTGGCCAAGATCAACACGATGATCGAGGCTGCAGAAGCCCGTGACGTCAAGCCCAAGATCAAGCCCGAAATCTCCCAGGCCGACTACTTCAAGACCTGGGCAGCGCTCAGGCTGCTGACCCGCAACCAGACCGTCGGGATCTTCGTCCAGCTCAACAACGCCTCCATCCTTGCGGCGGCCGCCAAGCTCACCGGCTTGCGCGCAGCCGGTCGCTGGTCCGAGGAACTGGCCCGCTCACTGGGCACCCTGGACCGCAACCTGCCCATCGTGGCCGCGGTGACACTGGGCCTGAACGCCCTGTCCGCCGGCGTGATCTCCCTGACCGCCAGCGCCTTCTCCCTGGGCAACGGACTGGGCCAGGTCGTGCGCTCTGCAGGCCTGCTGGCACCGGCCTTGCTGCTCGGCTACGCGGCCGTGCAGACCGTCTTCACCGGCGTGTTCAAGGACTTCGGTGCAGCCGTGAACGGCGACACCAAGGCCATCGAGAAGCTCACCGAGTCCGGCAAGAAGGCAGCGGCCAATATCCGCGTCTACTTCCAGGACATCCGCGAGGTCGTCTCCCAGGACTTCTGGAAGGCAGCCGGCGACAGCATGCTGCGTTTCACCGAGACCGCCCTCCCGCAGGTGCGTGACGGGCTGTCAGACCTGGCCACCTCCATGGGCGGGGTCTTCTCCCGGGTCCTGGATGCCTTCTCCCAGTTCTCTGAGCAGAACGGGATCAGCACCTTCTTCGCCAACCTGACCCGCGGGTTCGACATCGCGCAGACCGGCATGGCCTCATTCATGAGCGCCTTCCTGACCCTCGCTTCGGTCGGCTCGACCGTGTTCCCCCGGATGGGCGCAGCCTTCGAGGCCTTCGCCGGCAAGTTCGATTCCTGGGTACAGCGGCTCGCCGCTGACGGCACCCTGTCCCGCTGGATCGACCTGGGCGTCCAGGGCATGAAGGACATGTTCAACACCGGCGTCAACCTGACCAAGGTCTGGGCAAACATTGGTGACGCGGCCCAGGGGGCCGGCGCCATGACCCTGTCCTCCCTCGCTGCAGTCACCGCCAAGATGGCCGAGGTCACCTCGGGCAACCGCTTCCAGACCAACCTCGGGAACATCTTCGACGGCGCACGCGCCGCCTCGGATTCCCTGCATGAGGCACTGTCCGAAATGGGTCCGGCCATGGACACCTTCACGGTCACCGTGAAGAACGGACTCACCAACGCAGGCGCGGCCTTCGCCGCCTTCCTCGGAGGCGTCCAGGACATCCTCTCCAGCAAGAACCTGGACACCGGCCTGACCGCCTTCCTGTCCGGGCTCAAGGACATGTTCGTGGAGCTGCGACCTGCAGCCGCCCCGATCACCGAGATCCTTAAGACCTTTGGTCAGGTCCTGGGGGCCGTGGCCACCGACTCGGGCCCGCTGTTCCGGAACCTGTTCGAGCAGCTCGCATCCGTCCTGACGGTTGCCTGGAAGGCCCTGCAGCCTTTCCTGCCTGAACTCATCCAGATCGGTACCTCGATCGTCAACATCCTGGGACCGGCCCTGTCCTCAATGGCCGGGGATTTGATCCCGGCTTTCGCTAGCGGGCTCGTTGACATCGGCGACGGACTGGTCCCGATCATCAAGGGCATCGCTGATTTCGCCACCGGCGCTGCCGTCCTGATCAGCCAGCTGCCCGCCCCGGTCGTGATCGGCATTGCCACCGCGATCCTGTCCCTGGGCACAGCCTTCCAGGTCGCTGCCACGATGGTCCCGCTGGCCACCGGCGCGCTGGAAGCCTTCGGCATCATGTCCACCCTCACGGGTATCCGCATGCAGTTGATGATCCCCGTCGTCGGCCTGGTGCTGGCAGCCCTGTCCGGCCTCGCCTTGGGCGGTGTCGCCGCCCTGGCGACGGCCCAGAGCAACGCCACCCCGTACGCCAACGACTACGAACGGGCGCTCCGTGAGGACGCCGAGGCGGCAGGCGCGCTGGCCAATGCGGTCGGCGAGGCCACCACCGCCCTGACCATCGACAAGCTGGTCAAGTCGGGCGCTTACGACCAGGCGAAAAAGCTCGGCATCACGACCAGGGAACTCACCGAGGCCATCATCAAGGGCGGCCCCGCCATGGAAAACATCATGGGCAAGCTCAATGGCGTCACCGGCGCTTACGAGGAGCAGGCCCTCGCTGCCATCGGCACCCAGGGTGAAGTCGGCCACGTCAGCGAAGAAATGCTTGACCAGACCATCACCGCTGAGAAGCTCAAAAAGAACCTCGATGAGGTCACGGGCAGTCTCGACGCGGGCCGTCACGCCAACGAACTGAGGGCAGAGGCATCCAAGGCCGCTGGCATCAAGACCCAGGAGCAGATCAAATTCGAGAAGGAGTTTGAAGAGCAGCTCGGCAAGACCTCCGCCCGGCTGGGTGAAGCGTCTGCGGCGTCACGCATCCTGACCGATGAGTTCGCTTCCAGCACGTCACAGATCGACGCCATGCGGAAGACCTTCGACATCCTCGTTGGGAAGCCCGCCGGCCAGGCGGCCGCCGAGTCCCTCGGCATGTACGTCAAGGGATTCAACGATCTCAAGGAATCCGTCGCCCCGATCGCGCAGGACTTGCGCAACCTCGGTGACGCAGCCTACGGCGAGAACGGTTTCCTGAACGTGGCCAGCGGCAACAAGGCCGTCCTCCAGGTAAACCAGGCACTTGTCGACCAGGTCAACAACGTGTGGGCCGGGGCCAAGGCAGCCTACGACTCCGCCATTGACCAGGGCAAGACCGCCGCTGACGCATTCGTTGCAGCCCAGAAGTTCATCGGCGACCACAAGGCCGAGTACGACGAACTGGCCACGGCCTCCGGCTTGTCCGCCGAGCAGGTCCAGGGTCAGTGGGATGCCGTCTTCGGCAAGGAATGGGTTTTGAAAGTCTCCCTTTCCGGTGCCACCGAGGCAGCCACCAAGGCTCAGGAAATGATCACCCTCCTCAAGGGCCAGTGGGACGGTGCGGAGTACCAGGCCTTCATGGATGCCAATCCTGACAAGGCCCTGCTCCAGATCTCCAACCCCGTGGCGGCCGCCCAGGCCTTCGTGGATAAGACCTGGATGGCAGAGCTTGACGCGCTGCCCGATGCGGCGCAGGACAAGATCCGCGAACTCGTCGGCCAGACCGAGGAGGAGTGGGACAAGGGCGACTTCATGGCGACCCTGTACGCCGCCAACAACGTGCCCGGCCTTGCCGACGTGCTGCTGCAGATCCGCAACGGTGCAAGCAACAACGGCCAGGACTGGCAGTCGATCCTCTACGCAGCGCTGAACGGTGTCTCCGTGGAGACGGCCAGGGCCACCCTGGACGCCCTCGCCAACACCCCCCGCACGGCCTACATCCAGTCGGTGATCCTGCCGCCGAACTCCGGCGCTGACGGGATGGATTTGTTCCTCGCGCAGAACGGCGGTGGCGGATCCCGGTTCGGCTCGATCCTCGACCAGTTCGGCCGCGGTATTGCCGGCTTCAATGCCGAGCGGATCAAGTTCTTCGCTAACGGCGGCATTGAGAACCACGTCGCCCAGATCACCCGCGCCGGCGGACCCGTTCGTGTGTGGGCCGAAAAGGAGACTCAGGGCGAGGCCTACCTCCCTTTGGCCGCCTCCAAGCGTCCACGCTCCGTGCAGATCCTCAAAGAGGTGGCCCGCCGCTTCGGTTACGAGGTCACCAGGAGCGGGACGCACTACGCCAACGGCGGCATCTCCGCACCCTCCCCGGTCCACAACCAGGCCGATGTCCACATCGGAACCCTGGTCACGACCGACATGGACGCGGCCGTCCGCAAGCTCAACCAGTCCCGCCGTGACGCAATGGCCGTCGCCGGCCTTCGTCCCTAGTAAAGGCGCAACGTGTCAATTCTTGTCTACGCGGTACCCACACCGCCCTTCGTACCGCCCCCCAACCCGTGGACCGGCTTTGGCATGTACTGGACCGGCACCGACGGCTCGGTCTGGTCCCTCGTGGACCCCACCCACGGCAGTGTCATGCTGCCGGGGGTGCGGGGCATGTCCATGCCACCGATCACCCACTACAAGGACAAGTACGCTTCCACCCCGGGCAGCCGCTGGCGCGGCTTCAACGTGGAGGAGCGGGAAGTCTTCTGGCCCATCCAGATCTTCCATGACGGGTCCTCGCAGGACTGGATCGACCGGGACCGGGCGTGGTGGAAGTCCCTCCACCCGTCCGGCACCGGGGTGTGGACCGTGGTCCAGCCCAACGGCACCCGCCGGCACCTGCGCTGCAGGTTCGTCAACGACGGGACACAGGAGTTCGCTTCGGACCCGGCCACCATCGGCTGGACCAACTACGGCATCACCATGGTCGCCGAGTCCCCGTTCTGGGAAGGCGACCCCGTCGCCCCCAAGGCGTGGATCACCGGTGAAGGCACACCGTTCTTCGACGGCTCCGGCCTGACGATCAGCCCCGGCTACGGGCTCGATGCGGCCAAGCTGACCAACGACGGCGATGAGCCGGCGTACATCACCTGGACCATCATCGGCCCCGCCACGGACGCCCAGGTGGGCGTTCCCGGGCAGATCATCACCGTCCCGTTCGAGGTCCCGGATGGTCAGACCCT